ATGGATGAACAGGAACAACACATCGAAGTGCATGCGTATTTTGTCAGGTTTAAGAGTGAATGCTATTATGCCTTGATAGTTGGGAAAAAGAGTGAAGCGCAGCAGTGGTTTGCAAAATATGCCGATGCGTCGACCTTCTTGAATACGCAGAAAATGCGGGAACAAAATGTACGCAATGCCAGAGGCAACCGGTTGATCGGCAGTGAGACAGTGATTATAGATCTGCAGTTTTGCTGTTATTACGGCATAACTGCAAAACGAAAGGAGTTTTGATATGGCCAGATATACGATAGAAGATATTATCAGTGCCGTGCAGGCAGGCGAAGTGACAGAACAGCAGGCGGCAGGAGATCTGAGCAGGTTAGGCAAGTATCAGGAAAGCTCGCAGAGCAGTAAGGAAACAAAACTGAAAATGAAACTGACATTCGTCGATTTGAGTATCGCTTCCAATAAAAATAATCCTGAAGCTGTTTTGCTGGAACGGGAAAGGCTGACGGAGCTGCTTGAACTGTGGCAGAGAATGGAAACTGCGCTGACAGCAAGACAGCTGGAAATATTGAAGGCCTATCTGCAATGCGGCAAAAACACTATGGCCGCTGCCCGCAGTCTTGGCATCAGCCAGCCGGTGATTTTTAAAACCATCAAAAGCGTGCGTCAGAAACTGCAAAATAGATTTGGTATCAGGCTGAAAGCTTTTAAAGAGATTTTGCTGCTGCCGCAAATCGCTCAGGAAGCGCAAAAAGCGCTGGGAGTGGGGCAGCCTTTCGAACAGGAAATGAAGCTGGCTGTCGGCAGTTCATGGCAGACCAGATTCGGGCGAAAGGTTTTTAAGACACAAACTGCCTGTCATATGCCCGAATATCTGCATAATACCAACTCGGATTCAGTTTGTACACTTTGCGGCAAAAAATGCAGCCGCCGCGAGATGCGTACCGAAAGACCGTTGCTGCAGCCCTGGAAAAAAGACCGGCTCGAACAGATCATTGCTGCCAACAGAGTAAGCTGAGAAGTATAAGTTGAAAAATATTTTTGATAACAGGGTATAAAAAACAGCTAAAGTTCATATATAGGTGAAGGATGAAATAATAACTGGACCTGTTTGCGCAAACACAGGCTTTGGATGAGCTTTTGATAACAGCAAAATATAAAATTGCTGTCGAAGGTCTTTGCGGTCAGTGTGCCTGGATTGGGTGGGACGGCATGCCGCTTATAACTGACCGCAGTCAGCCGGAACCGGTGCGGGAATCTGCTGCCCGGGCCGGCATTGATATCTATCAATCAACATGAGTAAAAAATAGAAATATCGGTATCGATGAAGTTTACCATAATCTAAAAATTACAGCCGGCGCGCTGTAAAAGCTTAAAGGAGGTGCTTGATGCGCAATAGTTTTGATTTACTGAACGATATTTTTGACTGGTGCGTCGCCGATGAAGAAATAATGAGAATGCTGAGTGTTACGGATAACACAAATACAGACGTATTAAAGAATAAGTTAAGGCTTGAATGTCAGGCGGACGAAGCGGTAACTGCCGCAGAAGTCCCCTTTATCGCTTACTATTTTACACGCGCTGAAAAGCTGGAGTATAACTGGCTGGTCAATAAAGGCGAGCTTTATGTAGACATCTATACTGATACCCTGTTAAATGCCGGATTGCTGTCCAAACGTTTTCGGCAGCTTCTGTCAGGGCATGACGAGATCCTGCTCAGTTCAGAAGGTCAGCAGAGTATTAGTGCTGACGGTGTTTGCAAATATAGATTGATTTATAACCCGTTGATTGACGGAAAATAAAAATTAAGGATGGTGTTTATTAATGGCAAAAATTGATACAAAAAATTTAGTTCTGCACGGTGTTGGGGAAGCATTCCTGCTTTCCGGCGACGGCAAGGTTTCTGCAAAGCTGGGTTCTCTGCAGGATATGACTATCGAAGTGACTGCGACTATGGAAGATGTATTTGGCGGCGACGGCTTGTTTCCCATTTACAACTACATCAAGGAAAAGTCTGCCAGCTTCAAATTTAAAAATGCCTGTTTCGATCTGAACGTTGTTGCGGCCTCTCAGGGTGAAGCAGTGGCTGAAGGCGCTTTTGCTTTTGGCAGTGAAGACATTGTTGTCAAAGCCAGCGATAATAAATTACTGGTAGACTCCGGTGTGGAAGTTGGATCTGTGATCGCTGTCGTAGACGGCGTTGGTCTTACCCGCGTTGAAGGTTTTCCCACTGGTACGAAAACCTTTGCTGTGACCAGTGCTGGCGTGTTGGATTTCAGCTCTGACCTTACTGCTGGTACTCAGGTGCATATCGATTATGTCTATACTGTGACTGACGGTTCTACTGTCGATGTCAAAACCACTTCCGTACCCGGTTATGTGGAATTGCGCCACACCAGCCAGCCGACCGAGCTGCCTAACGGCCGCAAAGCTGTGTTGACTACCCGTGTTTATAAAGCCCGCTGCGAAGGCGGTCTTACTCTCAGCTATGCACGCGGTGAAGCGACTGCTCCTGAGCTGAACTTCAAATCTGTTGATCCGCTGCGCGGTGACAAAAAATTCGTATCTTACTCTGTAAGCTACGTCGACTAAAAACTTTACCAAAGGAAGTGCTTAAACAGCACTTCCTTTATTTTTTTAGATGAAAGAGGATGACAATGACAGAAATCAAAGACCCTTTTACAGCCTATGAAGATGTGGAATGCCGTGATGGCATTACTCGCAGGATCTATCCTGCCAAATTAAAACATAAAGATCAAATCAGAAAACTTACACCGCTGTTTAACGACTTTGCCATTATCGACAATATTTTCAGCTTTGATACCACTGCTGAAAACGGCGGCGTTGACTATACAGATACTGCCTGGAACGCCATGCTTGATATTTTGGTGCTGGCGTTTGACGAGAAATACAAGAGGGAACAAATCGAAGAATTTTTAGATCTGGCGCTGGCCCGGCAGGTCTTTACAGTGTTCTATGATATTTCCAGCTTAAAAAAAAAGAATCTGACGCCGCCGACGGCGTAACAGAATGGAATCAGCTGTACGCCTCCATCATTCAAAACACGTCCATGACGATGCGCGATGTGATGGAGCTGTCGATACCGCAGCTGGAATATGTTTTAGCTGGCTGCAAAAAGAATAACGAAGAGATGCAGGCACAGGATTCATCGACCTATTCCGGTGCCGATGCAATCCAGTATTTGATCGATTCCGGTCAGATCGAGTAAAAGGAGGTGCATGAACATAGATAAATTAGAAACTGACGGCAAGATCAGCAAAGTGAAACTCCTGCACGATTGCGCAGGTACGCTGCGTACTTTCGCAGCATTAAAAAACAGTCTTGATAAAAGCGCTGCAAGCGTGACCAAAAAGCATCAGGCACTGCAAAATGCACAGCAGCAGGATTTGCAGGGCACAAATGTAACGGCGACATTGTTTAATTATCAAAAGGCGTTGGCTGCCGCTGAGCGGCAGGCAGGTGTTTTATATAAAGAAGTGCAAAAAAACAACAATAATGATAACGGCGCATTGCTCGACAGCCTGCGTAAGACAGTGCAGGGTTACCAGCAGCTGCACAGAGAAGCAGAGCTTTTACAGGAAGCCTTTGGTTTAAATAACAGTGCTGCCAATATTGATTTTAACGACGTAGATTATTTTATTGCCAAATTACGCTGCGGAGCTGAGGAGGCAGGACAGCAGGAGCTGTTTACGTTGCTTTTTGGCGATCTGCCAGCAAAGCTGCAGGCGTTGTCAGAAATTGACTTAGGCGGCAATAAAATTACGCCGCAGATAGCTGATAAAGATACTGACGCCATGTATCTTCTAGCAGCAGATTTTCTTAATATTATGTCTGCATATGAAAAAGCTGTGCAGGAAACATTTGCTGTTGCTGATCTGTGGCGGCAGTATTATCAGGACGAAGAAACAGTCAAAGCGCTGGTGCGTGCATCGCTCAAGCTTGCTCATGTTGGCGAAATGGAACTTAAAGCTGCCGCTACGGCGTTGGCATCTGTTCTACGCCAGTATGCAGCAAAATTGCTTTCGGCTTATGATGCCGAACAAACTGCTAATGAAATAATCGACATTTGGGGCAAATTGAGTGCTGAATATGGTATGACAGCGCAGCAGCTTGCTGAAGCAAATGAACAGGCAGGCGGCATTGCTTACCGCTCTGGGATAGACTTTTCGTATTTGCAGGCGCTGTTGGTGGCCTTCATGGAATGTTCTCAGAAGCAAGGTGAAGAAGCCGGCCGTTATTTGCGGGTGCTGCTGTTGTGGATGGGAACGGCTGATGCAGCAATGCAGCTGAATAAACTAGGCGTTGACTGTTATTGCCTGGATGCACAGGGACAAAAACAATTACGCCGCTTGCAGGAGGTGATTTTAGAAGCAGCGCAGAAGCAAGCTGCTGACAAAGAGGGCGAAAAACTTTTGCCTGATATTGCTGCCGGCTGTTTTGATGCTGCCAATTTGGGAGCGTTGTTTGGCGGGTATGACTCTTTGCAGAGAAAAATGCAGACGGCATTTAGCACGCAGGACTTTTCGGCAGTGCAGTATAAAAAATCTGCAGCTAAGATAGAACAAAAATTACTGGCCTTGAAGCAGCAAGGTGACAAGCTGCAGGAAAAGCTGCAGCAAAGCAACACCACCGCAGCGCAAAATCTGATGCTTGTACTGACAGAGCTGTTAAAGGGATTGAAAAACTTACAGCCGGAATTTGTAGCAGCCTTTCAAGGCGGTACGGAACTGCTGTTGTTATTCAAAACTATCCTGACTCTTGCCGAAGCAGAGCTGGCAGCAGACAGGCAAGGCATTAGTGCAGTCGCAAGGATGCAGGCCGGGAAAGTGAGGGGATCAGTATGGCAGTACCATTGCTGATAGCGTTAAAAACTATTGCAGAAATTGGAGCCGCAGTTCAAGCAGTGAACGGTGCTTATAATTTTTTTGAAGACAAAGTAAAGGATGTAGATAAATCACAAATTATACTGGAAACAGTACGTCGCCAAATGGCTCAATATCAGGCTGAGATGGAAGAACAGGCCCGAATTATGAAAGAGCGTAAAGCTTTTTTAGAAGCCGAGGGGCGGGATACGAGTTCAGTGGCCTATGTAAATGCCAAAACCGATTATGATAATGCCAGAAACAAATATTTTGCTACAGAAGCGCAGCTGGCCAAACTCAGAAATCAGGAAGCTACTCTGCTAGCACAGCTTAGTCATAGAGAACAGATTAATAATTATATGCCGCAGCCGTCAGCAGATTTTGGGCAAGGCTATGGCGGCGGTTATGGCATGCTGGCAGGCGCGCAAGCGGTTGATTACAATAAAATGGTTTCCGAAAACAAAAACTTTGCCGAAAGAAACCGTTTGATGTATGAGGCTAAGCCAATTAATGAGCAATATATTGCCGATATGCAAAAAATAATCGACGAAGAAAATGAGTTTGGTACAACTATCGAAAAGCAGGCTGAGAAAATAGATCTTTACAATAGACGGTTGAATGAACTGGCAGGAGAAAAAACAAAGCTGCAGGATTTCATGAAAACCTTACAGGATGATTTTGACAGTGAAATAGTAAACAACCGCGATTTAATGGATGAAATTGGATATGATATAAGTGCTAGCGATGAGGCAAAGGCTAGGATTATTGCCATAAATAAAGAAACTATCAACTCAGTTAAGGCTTTGAGTAATGTTTTAAGTTTAATGACCGAAATTGAAGGTAAGATTAAAGGTTTAGATGGAGAAAAGAACAGTGTTCAACAAAGCATAAAAGCCATGAAGTTTTCTGAAACACAGGAAGAAGAATACAGACGTGGCTTGAAGGAAATGGAAGATAAATTTTATATCCAAACTTTACAAAATGGCAAACCAAAAAACTATAATGAAGAACAAAGTGCCTATCAATTTCAAATAGATAATTTGAATCAAATGGTAGCCAAAAGAAATATTCAAATAAAAAAATGGCAGGCTGAACTTAGTGATCATAAAGACAAAAGTGATTTCACTGCATATCATCAGACAGAAGCACTTTTAAATAATGAAATAAAACTGCGTGAAGAAAATTTAGCAAAAGTGAAAGAAATAGAAGGGCAAAAAAATGCTCAAATACTTAATGGTCTGAGTGATCTTGCTATTAATGTACTGTTAAAAGGAGCTTTATTAAAGGAAGTTTGGTCTAATCTTTGGAAAGATTTAGCGCGAGAAGGTATTCAAAGACTTTTTGGCGTTTCAGCAGAGCCTTCATTGTTGGGAATGTTATTTGGCATTAAAAAAGCTCATAGCGGTGAGGATATCGGAGTGTCAGCACCCAGAATGCACAGCGGCGGCAATGTTATGGCAGGGCGCATTGGCTTAGTGCCGGCGCTCAAAGACGACGAAGTACTGCGCACCCTGCAGGTGGGTGAGGAAGTCAACAGTATTCGTGACCGCCGCAGCAACGAAATTTTGGCAACTGTTGCCATGCGGGCGATTGATAATACAGCCAAAGCGCCGACACAGGTCATTATTACGGCGCTCGATTCCCGCAGCTTTGCCGAATACCTGAACGAAAACTCAGATATTTTGCAGGCCGTACTGTCTAAAAACAACGCTATGGGACGCAGGGCCTGACGGCAGGTGCAAAATGGAAAAACAGGATCTCAAAAAGTTTGTCGGTCTGCCCTATAAATTTCTGGGCGTCGATTATCATGGTGTCGATTGTATCGGCCTGTGCCAGCTGTTCTATCAGGAACACGGCATTGATCTGGAATGGCGCGACGGCCGACCGATCGCCAAAGACTGGTATGTGCACGAACCATATCGACTGGCGCGGTTTATGCATAAGCACTTTACACGCGTCAAAAATGTCGATGCCATGCAGTACGGCGATATAGTTTTATATGAAATCAACGGCGAAGGCCATACCGGCGTCTATGTCGGTGAACATAAGGTGCTGACGATCTTACAGCAATTCCAAAGATCTATGATCGTCAGGCTCAGGCAAAACAACCTCTTTTTAAAAAGTGGTTACAGAAAGAAGGTGACAGCTTGAAAACATTTACTTTTACACCCAAAAGCGAAGTAAAACGCAGTGTCCAGTATCTGGACAGGACTATCGAATTTGAATCAGGAGCCTTTCAGGTACAGGAAATTGGCATAAATCCGATCATTACCTTTCAAATGACCTTTGAAAGCATGGCTGCCGAAATGGCGTCATTAGAAGCATTTTACATGGAACACCGCAAGTCGAAGCGGTTTTATTTTAATTATAATGGGGAGCAGTTTGTCTGCCAGTTTACCAGCGACTATGCACCCACTGATACCTGGGGATTTGATGAGCGCGGACGCATTATCGGCAAGATTTCTGTAGAGCTGACATTGAGGGTGGTCAATTTATGAAAATTCTACCTATCAGCATGGCAGCAGCCAAAGAGCAGTCCAGCTCTTTTTTTATTGAACTCTATGTGCTGCATCTAAAAACAGGCATCATCCGTATCTGCAACTGTGATGAGGTCATAACCTTTGGCGGTTGTGATTATTATCCTGTTCCGGTGCAGCGTGGCACGATCAAATCTTCAGTTGACGCTAAGATCGACAACGTGGAATTGAAAATAGCCGATACTGATAACAGCAAAATAACAGCGCTGCTGGAAGGTTTTGATTTTCGCGGCCGTTATGTCGAAATCTTCCGTATTCAGTACCCGGAAAGTCTGGAAGACGAAGAAATAGCTATGACAGTTTTTTATGGCTATCTTGATACACCAACCTATAGCAATGGCGAATTTACGGTTACAGTAAAAGCTGCCTTTCCCAATAACAAGGTTCCCAGCAGGATCACGCAGTATTTTTGTAATGCAGCGTTTGGTGACGAACAGTGCGGTATGGACAAAGACTTACGGAAGGTTGATGTCGAACCGCTGCTCTCACTGCCCAATAAAATCAAACTCGATGCTGCAGATATTGCCGAAGGCTACTATAAAAACGGACTTATTACGATCGGTTACGAAACCAAACTGATCAAAGATAATTTTATTGATAATAATGACGGTAATCACTATGTCGTGACGCAGTATCCGTTTTTAGGAGCTATTTTAGATACGGCGACCCTACAACGCAACTGCGATAAAACTCCGGAGATGTGCGAAAAGTATGGCAATCGTCAGCATTACAGCGGCTTTCTGGCAGTGCCGAAAGAATTCAGGTTAAGTTAATATTATTGCGCGGGCAATAAAAAAGAGAGCCATTAGGCTCTCTTTCGTTATTCCATGGCGATGACTTGCTTCCATTCGTCAAGGATAGTTTTGTCTAACTCATAATATGTATAGCGAATTTGTTCTTTTTCTTTAGTATAAGAAGGAATCTGAAAAACTATTGAATCAGCAATACTTAAATGTTTGATTAATGGCGTAAGATCTAAGGAATAAGTACTTCCAACGGCGGTTTCGCTTATTCGGGAGTTTATGGAATATACCTTGTTTATATCATTATTTAATTTTAATTTTACATCTTCTAAAGCTATATATCTTCGAGCAGGAGCATATCTTTTAGAAATAAATAATGTATAGATAGGAGTTGATGAAATTTGTTTTTTAAAAACAATTTCTTTTGGCGAATTTTCATTTGTACCTTTTTCAAAGTAGCTGTATATTAATTTTACATTAGCAAATTCATTGTAAGAATGCAAGATTTCTGCATTTGCTATGTTATTAATTAAAATAAATGAACAAAAAATACAAAATTTGAACATAAAATCAACTCCTAAGTCTGAGAAAGTAGGTGAAAGATTGGGAAAAGGGAAAAAAACAGGCAAAATAGTATTCACAATAGCAGGCTTTGCTCTAGGCGGCGTTGGAGGTGCAATGGGCTGGTGGGGAAATGGAGTAAGATTTCCTTCTGGAGCAATGTACGGTATGTCAATCGCTTCCACCTTATGGTCAGTAACACAAAAACCAAACGCCTTCGGCAACCTTGACGGTGACTACAGTCAGGATGATTACAGTAAGTTCAGCACTACCACCAACGACATCTCACAGGATGCAGTTATTCCTGTAATCTATGGTACTAGAAAATGGGGCGGTTTGCAAGTATGGCATAACCCCTATAACGGGGAAAGGTATCTGCAGAAGGATGTTGGCGACCACACTCATCAGACAACATTTTTAACGATGGTCATCAAGAAGATCAGAAACGTATATCACAAATTAAAAGAACTGAGTTCGATACAATATCGAACTCAGTTCTTTTTTACAGCATAAAATTATTTGATATTATTCCATGGCGATAACTTGCTTCCATTCTGATATGAATGATTGGGGGACTTCAAGATAATAATAGGATTCTACACGGGAAAATTCTTCCATAAAAACAGGGATTTGTAAGACCATTTTTTGAATGTTTTGTAGATCACCAATTAAAGAATCGTCAAGTAAAATCGTAGCTTGATTAGTACGGTCAGAGAGTGGTGAAATTTTAGTTGGGGAAACATAAAGTTGCTCATCATTAATTTTTAATTTTATGTTTTCTATATTACTGAAATATTTGCTCATAATATTATTGTTTTGAATAGATAAATAATATTTTGTAGATTCTGGTGAAATAATTTTTCTAAATACGAAAAATCTAGGAAATTGAGATTTTGTCTTTTCACTTATGACATATATATGCATGGTATTATCAAAAGAATTAGTAAATTGTTGAATTTCTGCATTTGCAATGTTCATAACTAGAAAGCATAAACAGAAAAATAATAATTTCTTGAACATTAAATCAACTCCTATACAAAGAAAGTAGGTGAAAACTTGGGAAAAGGAAAGAAAACAGGGAAAATAATATTTACTATTGCAGGATTTGCTCTAGGAGCAGCGTATGCAAAACCTTGGTTCGGATTAGAGAAGGGAGCTTGGTTTGCAGGTGGTATGTATGGCGCTAGTATTGCTTCAACGATTTGGTCTGTAGTAGCTAAACCAAATGCCTTCGGCAACCTTGACGGTGACTACAGTCAGGATGATTACAGTAAGTTCAGCACTACAACGAACGACATCTCACAGGATGCAGTTATTCCTGTAATCTATGGTACTAGAAAATGGGGCGGTTTGCAAGTGTGGCATAACCCATATAACGGCGAAAGATATCTGCAGAAGGATGTCATTATCTGTGAGGGCGGTATCAAGGGCGTGTATAACGTCTGTGCCAACGAAGAACTTATAAAAAATGATACTAATATCAGTATCTATAATATCCAGCATCAGGATGCGGCAGTCTATCGCAGCGGCAATACTTTGGTGTTAAAGGCCGGCGGCAAAACCAATGAATATGCGCTTAAAGATGTGGAGAGCCAGGATCAGCAGGCGGCGCTTTTGTCGACAGTTATCGAAAAGATCAGGAACGAGTGCGGCAATGGCTGGAAGATAGACGGTGCAGTTGATGACAGAACCAGCAAAGGCATCAACGCCAAAAATATGCAGTTTAGTTCGTCTAAGCCTGTGGGCTGCTATTGCGATCCGGCCGATCCGGCTCGCAGTAATATGGTAGTGCTGGATAATCGTGGCTATGCGATCGGCAGTTTTGCTTTTAACGATTGTGTTGCTCCTGATAATTTTAATGACGTAGGCGGTTATACTAACACTGCCTGGATCAGGACTGATCTGGTGGCAAGCGGCAGGCTGAGCGGCGGCAACCCGACAGTCAACTGCATCGTGCAGGGGCAGCTGGTCAAGGTTTGGAACGGTTCTGGCTGGGTCAGGGAATACAGCGAAAACCCGGCCTGGATCATCAGAGATTTTTTGACAAATAAAAGATATGGCACAGGGCACTGGATTTCAGAAACTATGATCGACGACGACAGTTTTAAGGACGTGGCGGCCTATTGTGATGAAGAAGTGGAATATCTGGACGCCGAAGGCGTGAAACAGAAAGCTCCGCGTTATAAACTGAATATTATTTTAGATTCGCAGAAAACACCGATCGAACAGCTGAGTTCCATGCTGGCGGTTGGTGGTTTATTTTTGACGCTGAACAGGCAGATCGCACTGCGGGTGGAGAAGGAAGAAACTCCCTGCTATGCTTTTGACGATACAACGATTATCAAAGACAGTCTGTCGATCACGCAGACTTCGCTGGAAGAAACGCCGAACCGTTATAAGATCGGTTATTTTGATCCGTCGCAGAACTGGACGGAGATCAAGGTCGTAGTCGAAGATCTGGAAGCGCAGCTGGAGCAGGATGGCCGTATTATTGAAAAAACGATCACGCTGGCGGGATGTACTTCGCAGAATCAGGCGCTGCGTGTAGCCAGGTTGTATCGTGATTTGAACAAGACCTGTTCGATATCGGTTTCGTTCAGTGTGGCGACGCAGGGCATGAGTTTGGAATGCGGCGACGTTATTACGGTTTCTTACGGCGGTATTTTCAGTAAAATGCCGTTTCGTATCACGGAGATCGATGAAACTAATGCCGGTACTTATCAGCTGACCTGCAGGCAGTATAATCCGTCGATTTATAATGACGAGCTGGGTGCGCCGATCGTGATGCCGGATTATACTAATTCCAAGCCGCCTTATACTACTACGCCGCCTTCGGTAACGGGGCTGACCGTGGAAGAAAACAGCTGGACCAGTGCAGAAGGCATTTTGCAGATGGGTATGGATATTACGTGGGACGATATGTATTATGCATATCTGGATCACTATTCAGTCAGTTTATCGCGGGACGGCAAGAGTTATAAAACGTACTCGTCGACCTTTGATACCAGTGCGACGCTGACAGGTTTGCAGCAGGGGTCTTATTGGGTGTCGGTGCAGGCGGTCAGTCGTGACGGTGTGAAGGGTGCGCCGGCGATCAAGCTGGCAGAGATAACAGGTAAAGACAGGCCGCCGCCGGATGTTGCTTTGCTGGATGCGGAATTGCTGCCGGATGGTACGCGTCGCTTTTGGTGGAATTTTGATTATCCGAAGGTCAATGATATTGCAGGCTTTAAAATCAAGTATACGCAGGGCAGCAATCCGCAGTGGCAGACGGCTTTTGAGCTGCATAGCGGCGTCATTACGTCGCAGCCTTTTGAAACGCAGGCACTGCGCCAGGGCGTGCACACTGTTATGATCAAGGCAGTGGATAACGGCGGTAACGAGAGCGTCAATGCGGCATATGCTGTTTTGAATCTGGGCGATCCGCTGGAAGAAAATGTGCTTTGGAAGGTCGACTTGGCCGAAAATAGCTGGGAAAAAGTTGAGCATGACGGTGTTGTGGAAAACGGTGTACTGAAAGGTAAATCGATCAATGACGAGTTGTTGGTGCTGTCGCATCTGCAGCCGCTGGCTGGCGGGCAGCTGTGGCTTGAGTATGGTTTGAATTCGCCATCTACAGTCAAATATTGTCTTGGAAGCGGCAGTTTAGCCTGGTCAAAACCACAGGAAATGGCCTGGGGAGAGGCGTTGAATAGTTACTGGCGTTTCAGCGGTATTTTTAAACCGTATACCGGTAAAATAGTTATCAACGCGACAGATTCACTCCATTTGGAGGTTCATTCATTGCCTGAAGCTGATGCCAGAGCGGAGATCGCAAAGCTGAACGCAATTATCGACGTTCCGGACAGGGTGGAGAATTTCAGTAATCTGCTGATTCCGGCGGAAGGTCTGACGCTGCCGATCAAAACACCGTATTATTACACGACTTCAGTGCGGATCAATGCTATTCAGAGTGTGGTATCGGTGGCAAATGTAAAAATTATCACACGCAACCCGTGCAAGATTCAGATCATCGATGCGGAAGGAAAGCCGATAGAAGCAGTTTGTGATTTGACCTGGCAGGGATTTAGAAGGGAGCTGGTATAAAATGCAAATACCTAAATTTATAAAAGACATAAAAAAATACTTTATGTATGAAGGTTCTGCGACACCGACAACACAGGACGATCTGCAGGCCTATATGAAGAATGAACACGAAACACTGGAATGCCTTGTGGATGGCTTATGGCAGCCGGAAACAGAATATCAGGCAGGGCATGTGGTAAGAAGCCCCAATATGCCTAAAGGTATTGACGCCAGGGTAAAGAAAGGTGGTTATTCAGCAACGAACGAACCTGACTGGAAGGTCAGTGCAACTGAAATTAATGATGGTTCGGTAGTATGGGAGAAAATTGCCCGCTTTAATGATATAGAAGTTACAGGTGACGTTACTGGTACTGGTGTAGTTGATAATAACGGTAAGGTTGAGTTAAACCTTGATTTACCTGATAAAGTAACAGCAGGCACAGTGGGTGACACCGCTGCTGCTGATCTCGGTAGCGGCGCTACGTTTACTGTTCCCTATTTGACCGTTGATAAAAAAGGCAGGGTTATTGATTATAAAAAGCGTAATTTGACATTGCCCACAATAGCAACTTTTGGAACTGGGTCGAATATCAATGTTACTGGCAGTGTACAGCCTTCTTTAAGTAATAGTGGGTATGCTCCAGGTAGGGGAGATTCTCCAGGGTCTTTTTTGTATACTGCTGTTGATCAGGGACTGTCAGCTGGTAATTATACTTTGCAAATATTATTACAACAACTTGTAAATAAAAGTCATACACATAGCACAAAAACTTATTCATGGAATTGTAATTGTTACAGTGGTGATGGAGGATGTTTTATTGAAGGCAGGATTTTAACAGATAAAGGATATGTGAATATAAAAGAATTAAAAGTTGATGACTTTATTATTTTTGAAAATAAGAAATATAAAGTGAGTGGAATTGCAAAATCTAAGTTAGGTAAACGTAAAGCAATTGCTATAGTTGGTGTTAAAGGATTAGTTCTAACTGATGACCATTTAATTAAAGTATATAATGGTGTTGCAGCCTATTCTGCTGAAGAATATCGTAAAAATCAGAAAAAAATTTTACAGGATAACAAAGTTTTTGGTACATACGATAGAAAACTTAATGGTAAGAATGGAATAATATCTTTATTGAAGAGTAAGGTTAAATTTTTAAAAGATAGTAAAGAGGTTGAAAGTGAGGTCGTAAAAGTAGAGAAATATGATGAAAATACAGTTACTTATTCACCTATAGTTGAGGGTGCTGATTGGTGTATTGCAAACGGCATTATTGTAGCTTGTGCTAAGGAGATAAAATGAAAATAGATTATAGTAAAATATTTCGATATTATCTTATTTTAGATAGAAGTTGTAATATGAACTGTATTTATTGTATTCAAGGAAAAACAGCGAAACAAAATTATAAACCTTTTGATTATATAGAGCCTAAAAAAGTTGCATCTTATTTTCCGGAAAATAACCAAGCCTATGAAATTGTGTTTTATGGCGGCGAAGCTTTTATATATTTTGATTATATGATTGAAATAGCTAGATGCATTAAAGAACGTAATGAAAATGTTCGATTTGCTGTTACTACTAATGGAACATTATTGACAGTGGAAAGAGCAAAAATACTTAATGAATTAAAATTTCGTGTAAACATCTCACATGATGGAGATGTTTACGAGATTACAAGAAGGCATAAGGATATATTGAAAAATAATCCAGAAGCAGTGGTAGCACTTAATAAATTTGTTTTTATCAGTACTATTACAAAATATAATTGGGATTATTATAAAGTTTGGGCTTATTTTGAGGAATTTAGGTTAAAGTATCAACTAAAAAGACCTAAAGTTAACATGATGTTTTTAAAAGACAATTGCGGCATGACTGATGACAGTCTTTTCGTTTATCAAAATAAAGACTTTGAAAGCATGCTGGACAAGGTGTTTGAGAATTTGAAAAAGAATATTTTAACAGGAAATTTTGACTGCTATGAATATGATTGCTATGAGAATTTATTTGGTAAATTATTGAAAGAGTATTCTTTTAATAACACCAGTTCTTTCTGTGCTTTTTTTGATACGGCAATGGCGATAGATGTACATGGTAATATTTATGATTGTCATAATTCCATAAAACCCTATGGACATGTTTTCGATGAGGAACTTACTGACTTTGAGAATCCGTATCTTGGACAGAGAAGCTGCCGGAGTTGTGAGATCAAAAATGTTTGTGCTGGTGGCTGCCTGAAAGCCACTCAGGAAAGACGTAAATTTATTTGTTATTATTTGCAGAATGAGATTGGCAGAATGTTGAAAATGTTGGACGAAATTGTAGAAAAGGTAAATGACGGAGGTGGTCAGTTTGTTAGTTAGTACAAAAAAATTTTCAGCAGATACTAAAGATAACAGTTACTTTGATTTTAAAGTTGAAGCTAACATACTTAGAGTAGATTTTTATGATGTGAGTTATTTAGAAGATGGCGAGTTTGAAAGCAAGTTAAAGATCAGCAAAGAGTTTGATTTTACTATTTTTTTTGAGCCATATAAATCCTTTGAGATTTATTTTACAGAAGTGTTTACAAAATTATCAGAACCATATAATAAGCCTATTACACGTGATGGGCTATATATGTATAAAGATTATTATAGATTGGAGAATACTGAAGAGCCGGCGTTTATTATTTATTTTCATGAAACGATTGGACAGCATCTGATTATCTGCAATTCTAAACCTGTAAAGACAGAATGTGTTGACAAAGAATATATCGGAAAAAGAACTTCGGAAATCATTTTAGACAATTTCCCGGAATATGGAATTCATCTTAGGGGCAGAGATGCCAGACGTAAAATGTTGATGGCTGTTGACCCCAATGATAGTTTATCCGGGTTGGAAGCACAGGTTGATATTTTAACTAAGATAGTTATAGCCTTTATGGAGGAATTCCCTGATGAATTTTCTAAAATAAAGAAAGAAAATTTCTTCTTGAATCGATTTATTGAAGCCAATAGTAAAACCAGTCTGTTGAATATTAAAACAGCGGAGAAATGTATTGAAGAAATGTCTAAACAAAAAACGCTCATAAGAAACACCCAGAAGAAATATTATGAGGAGAAATAACAGTGGATTTTACGACGATCTATATAACTCTTGGGAGTAACTGTAATTTTAAATGCAGTTATTGTATGCAGCGTTATGGTATACAAAAAGAAATCTTCAGTAATGAAAATTTCGATAAAATCAAATTATTTTTGGAGAAAACTGATGTAAAAAAAATAATGTTATGGGGCGGAGAACCGCTGATGTATTGGGGAAAAATTCTGAAATTAGTTCCTTATTTACATGATATTAAACCTGACTGCAGGATCAATATGATTACTAATGGCAGTTTACTGACTGAGGATAAAGTTGCGTTTATCAATAAATATGATATTGGAGTTGGATTGAGTCACGATGGTGAGAACACAGTTCTTACAAGAGGGAAAGATGTATTAAAGAATCCTTCAACCATGTTTCTTTTTAAGCAAATAAAGAACAAGGGTATTTGTTGTGTTATCTCTGCAGTGACGCAGGATATTTATGAGGTCTGGAGATATTATGACAAATTATTTCCAGAAGGGGTCGCTGTAAACTTTGATATGTTAAAAGATTTTCTGGATATAAAATTCTTGAATTCTTTTGACTATGAAAAATTTGGCAGAACCATGAAAAAAATAGCCGTTAGATTTGCTGACGCTGCCTACAGAGAAGATTTTGCTACAAGGGAGTATCATTTTTTCTATAATCATGTAGGTATTCTGAACAATGTTTTAAAAAATGACAGAAAAACTTTTCATTTGAAATGCGGGGTTATGAGTAATGCTATCAATATAGATTTTGATGGTAATATACTGCTGTGTAAAAATTCGGATATTGTTATTGGAAGTCTTAGCGATCTTTCAGCAGCAAAGAAGCGATTTGAAACATATGTGAAAGTTCCTGAAGGTTGCAATAAATGCCAGTATTATACAATTTGTGATCCCGCCGGATGTGTAATTGAGAATGAGGAAATGAAAATGAAGTCATGTAAATTGAATGCAATTGTGTATGATGCTTTTTTTGAAGGCATAGGAATCTGGCAGAAGAAAATGCTGGAGTTAGCTTAAGATAAAATAGTTTTAAATAATAAGAAGGTGTATAAATGGAGGTAATTTTACAGATTATTACTGGCGTTGTAGTAACATTTCTTTCGGCGGTGGTCCTTAGGATGCAGGATGAGGCGAAAAAGGTGCAGCAGCAGCGCGAAGCGGAGACTAAAAAACGTGACGATGATTTTCTGGCGATCAAAGAAGGTTTGTGTTCCCTTCTTAATGACCGTATCGATCAGGCGCACGAAAGATATACCATGCAGGGCTATATGCCGGTAGAAAAGCGTTATAAATTTCACCGTATTTATAACGCTTACCATGCATTGGGCGGCAATGGTATTTGCACCGATCTGATGAAAAAACTGGAAAAGCTGCCGACAAGCCCGCAGGGAGAAATGCAGTGATGTGGCGTAGTTTTGTCGGATGTTTTTTGAGCGGGATGCAGGTAGTAAGCGATAAACTTAATATTTATGATATCAGGCAGATGCACATGATCAATTTCGTGTGCATTTATTTATGCCTGCTTTTTACGTTGTTTTTAATTGGTTGGGTTTATCAATGGCTGTTCTTTAATATATTAGATTTAGACATGCTGTTAAAAGGGGTCAATGTATTGGGATCAGCTGGTATTTTGGCGCTGCTGCGGTATGTTACCGATAAAGTAGCTGCTGCTAAAATCATGATCGACCGCAATAATAACGGTATTCCTGATGAAGCAGAAACAACTGACGAGAGAAGGAAAGAAGGTGATAATAATGTATGTAAGCAAACACTGGAGCGTGAGTGAATGGGATTGCTGGCGCAGAAATAAAAATGTTTATGCCTGGGATGACGAAAGGGGTCGGCTGTGCACTAATGACAGTAAAACAGAAAAATTGTTCAGAATTCTGGATAGTCTGCGTGAATGTGATCCGGATTGGGTCATTAACACTACTAAATATCATGCAGAATACGGCGCCAGCTTTAAATCTGGTTTCCGAACGGTAGATGACGGCGTCAATACTGCCTGCGGCGGTGCTGTAGGCAGTTATCACACCAGAGGCTGTGCCGCCGATATTCATGTCGCAGGCAAAGATTATACGGCCGAACAGCTGCTGACGATGGTACTGACTGCTGCTGGTTGGCATGGTATCGATGGCTCTGAATTGGGCATTGGCTGTTATGGCGACTGGCTGCATCTGGATACCCGCGGTTATAGCAGCAGATGGTGAGGAGTATGATTGATTTATTAAAACAGTTTTGCGGCAATAAATATGTACAGTATTTATTGCTTTGTCTGCTGGTATTTATGGTGGGCTTTGTTTGCTGTTATCAAAAATATGTACCTGCTTATAAGCAGCAGCTGGCAGTGTTGACAGCAACTGTTAAGGACTATCAGGAGCGTTCTGTTTTTATTGCAGCAGTAAAAAATAGTGAGCAGCAGGCAATCACTTATGTGCCGAAGGTAAATGGTGAAAAAACTGATGTTGAAATAACTGATGCGGAAAATAAGATAATAGTTAAATACAATGGGCAGGAAACTGTATTTCAGCCACAGCTGGAAGAAACACAAAAGTTTGAGCAGGGCAAGCTCGTTATCGACAGATCGCAGCAGACTGTGCTGGATATGACGGAAGCTTTTAATAAAGCTGTAGCGGCTGAGGCGAAAAGCAAAAACAGGCAGCGTCTTGGTAAAGTTGATTTCGGGACTTTATATAATATTGACAATGGCGATGCTTATGCAGGAATAAGATATAATGCAAAAATGTTTGATATAGGTGCTTATCATGGCGTAGGGAATAGCGATGTGATAATCGGTATACATGGTAAATTTTAG